CGGTCGATTGCATGAACGCGGCGAGCACCGGGCCGTCGATCTCGTAGATCGTGCGGCCATCACCGTCGGTGCGGAGCTCGCTCATGGTTGGGCTCTCGTCTTGCGCACCCGTCGCCATCGCGCCCGCGCGGCCCGCCGCGCCAGCTTTCGGCGCTTCTCGGCACTGAGCTTCGACATGCGCGCGAGTGCGGCCTCGCGCGCGCTCTCCGGCGTGAAAAGCCAGTCTCTGCGTCGCCGCTTGCCAGCCAAGCTTTGCATCCCGCGCCTCACTTGATGCTCGGCACGCGGCTCGCGCTTCGTGGGGAACCGCGCTATTGCATCGGGATCCTCGAGCGCGGCGAGCTTGATGCCCAGCGCGGTCAACAACGGGCCAAGGCTGCGCTCGCCTAGTATCCTTACCGGGGAGGGCGATAAGAGCTTTGAAGCATAGCCATCCGCAAACCCTGCGATACTATCTATGCTTTGGCGTGATAGCCGGAGCGCGTTGGCGCGCGCGCGCAAAATGGCGTGCAGGGATTGATAGTCGGTGATTATTCCGAGCGGCAGGTCCGAGGGTGCGACCGCGACATCGCTCATGCTTTGCAACTAGCGGGTCCGGCGAACCCTGCCTCCGGACGAAACGGGAATCAACAGCGGGTCGGCGCTTCGCGCCTCGTACGGGCAAAAATATCGGCAATAGCGGACCGGTGAAGGCGGCATAGGCGCAACGGCGGGCTCAGCCATTCGATGACCTCATGTTCCGGCACTCGCGGTCGCGCAGTGCGTCATCGAGGAGATTGCGGATCAAGCTAGAAACCGGACGGCGATCTGCCTCGGCCTCGCGCTCGAGGCGGGCAATAGTTCTCGCGTCCAATCTCACGCTGATCGACGGCCGGCGCGTGGTGGTGCTTATGCTCATTGGGCAATGAAAGCACCGGTTCTCAGTGCCTCGCAACGCACCGCCATGTACTGCAGCGCGTACGAATTATTCGGCCCAGGAAATTAAAGACGGCAATATCTGTAGCGGCTGCACCACAGGTTCTCAACGGTTGCATTTTGCGCCTCGGGTGGCCTTGCGAGTACGAGGTCCCCGGGGCCTCCCGCTCGAAGCTCGAATCGAGGGCCGTCGCCCGCTCATGGGATAGGCCTGTGCGCCCTAGCGCGGCCTGCCTATGCGCCGCCGCTCCGCGGTCTTCCCACGTTCTTCCCGGGTTTGTGTGCAAGCAGCGCTGATGCCATGGAACACAAGTTATCACAACGAGCGAGCAGTACCTGATCCTCGGTGGCCTAGACAGAGAGTATGCGCTGGTGACGCTAATGGCCGATTACCACTGAATCGCCGGAATAGCGTCACGAGAAACGGACGGGAAGCGTGGCTGCATCATGCGAGGGAATTCCGCGACAACGAGCGATGATGTTCAACACCTCCCGATTGCTATCGTAGCGTGGGGAGTTAGGGCGGCGGGGCTGCTACCATGTTTGTTTGGTATGTTCCCCTACATGTATCCCAAAGCCCCTTTTTTCCCTTTTTCTCTCTCCCCTCCCAGTAACCATAAACAACAAACATAGTGTTTATATATATGATATTATTAGAGATATTTGTTTGTTATGTTTGCAAACAGCCACAACCCAATACGCGCCCTCTATTGGGTTCGTTTTTCGATCGGCCGATAGCATCCCTGCGCGTCCCATTCGATCTCGCCGGCTTCACAGAGTTGTTTCAGGATGTCTTTGATCTCCTGCGATCGCAGCCGCCCGCTTAGAAACTGTTGGATGTCGCGCGGCTTTACCGCGCGATTGCGCCGGACGTAACCGAGGATCTTTTCGGTAATTTCGCCACGTTCGTTCTGCGGCAGGAAGTCCTGCGCGGTGGTTGTCATGGCCTGCGTCGCTGTCCAGGCGAGGCCCGCCCCCCATTCCATGTCGCTCAGGTCGACGGTAGCTCCGTGTCCCCAACGTCCGGCGGCTCGGATGGTGGCAAGCCGGATTGCCGTCTCGCTACAGCGGGCAAGATAGGCTGTGCTGTCAGGTTGAAGATCCGAGTGCTGCTCGATCAGCTCGACGAATTCCATGTAGCAGTTGAGCGCCTGCTTACTCGCCCACGGCAGCACGTCGGGCCGGTAGGGCGCTTCCGGGTCGGCGATCTGCACCAGGCTTATGGGGCCCGACCACAGGTACAGGCCCCGCAAAGTCTCTGCCAACCCAGCCGGCACCTCGCGCGGATCGGCTTCAGGCTCGCGCTCCTGGCTGCGCAAGGTCGAGGCGAGCACGAGGAAGCGATTGAGAAACCCATTTGCGACCTGGTCGCCCTGAAGGGCAGCGTGAAATTCGTCGGTAGTTGATACACCGAAGATCGAGAGCGCCGGGCAATTCAGGGATCGCATCTTGCGTGTCGCCCAGCGGGCCGGCGGTAGGCGCGAGAACGAGCACCCCCACAGCGTTCGCAGGATCTGGCTGACCGCCTTTTCGTGGTTGCTCGCCTTGCGGCTGGTGATCGATTGCAGCAGTGCGCCGATCTCGTCCTGCACGCACAATACCAGCGGTTTTTCCTGCATCAGCTCGAGCACCGCGCTGAGCGAGAAAAATTTGGCCGATCCGAAATGATCGAGCGCTCCGGCCGCCTCGAGCAGGTCGGGCACGCTGTCGAGCGCACGCTGCTTGCCGTATCCGGTCGGCGCCACGCCGACGACGTAGAGATGCGTTCCGCTGCGCGTGGGGCCGGCCACCCGGCGCCCGATCAGCGTGCCGACGATCGTGACCGCGGCGCCCAGGGCGACGACCCGGCTCGGGCGCCGGCTGGTCGCAACGATCCAATCGACGATATCCCCGACCGCCCCCGGCACGATCGTGAAACGCTCGAGCTCGACCGCTGCGGGGCGTACCGGCTCGGCGGATTGCTCTGGCTGTTCGGGCCGCTCCGGCGCGGCTGGCACGGCCGGCGGCGCTGGCTGTTCGGGCCGCTCTGGCTGCTCCGGCTGCTCTGGCGTGGCCGGCGGCTTCCCCAGGCCCGGTAAATCAATATCGATGACCCAGCCCAGGCGTTCGCTCAAAAACCGGAATGCGGTGTCGAGATCGCACCCGCACGCGGCCATCACGAGATCGAGCGGCGTATAGCCCTGATCGGCACCGAAATCGCGGATCCCCTCCGGCACGATCTTGAGATTGCGATGTCGCTGTTCCGGGGCGCGCCCGGTGGTCGATGGCCGCCAGACCGGGACCGCCTCATAGCCGCCGTTGCGCGTCGCACGGCAACGATAGAGCCCGAGATCCGGTATCCAGGCGGCGAGCTCGGCAAGCGCCGCGTCGTTGAGCCGCCGGTGCGGGCGGTCGTCGTCATCACCGGCGGGGTCTCGATGCTCTGGCTCCGGGCAGTACCCGAACCACTCGAGCGCGTCCGTGATCCTGTCCGCAATGTCGCCTGGCAGTGCCGGCAGTTCGTGCGGCTCGAGGTCCTCGAGGCTTTCCGATCCCGACCAGCGGTAGGGCACGCCGTCCGGATGCAGCGTCGGCGGCAACACCGTCTGCCGCCCGGGGCCGATCAGCTCGACGATGCACTTGCCGTTGATGTACCAGCTGCGCGACTGCTCGATGCCGGGTCCGTAGTAGAACAGCGTCTCGCCACGCATCCCGATCTTGCGAACGTCGGTCGAGGGCAGCGCGGCCAGCACCGCGGTCGCAATGTCGGCGTCCGTGCTGTCGATGTCGATCGCAATCAAGCCATGGCTGGCTGGCCCGCCGATGACACCGATCCCGGTGTCGCCAACGCCCCAGCGGCTCCGCTCGTGCTCCGGCGGTGGTCCGTTGTTGTATCGCTTTTGCCAGTTCGACAGCCCGATCCATACGCCCGCGCACAGGAAGCCGGGACGCTTGGTCCCGGGCATGATCGGAATGGCGGCAAACCCGCGCTCGATCAGACGCTCGCTGACTTGTTGGTAAGCTCCCATCGCGTCCTCCTCAGAACGGTGCCTCGTTGGCGAGAATCTTGCGGCGCAACGCCTGCTCGTAACCAACGACGATGCGGCGCAGAAATTCGCGCCATTCGTTCGCATCCAGCACCGCAAGATCGCTTTTCCCAATTTCCTCGAGGTAGTCTGCGGCGCTGCTACCGGCTTCCAGAACGGCACCGGTCTCAAAGGCATCGAGCGTTGCTGCCGGCATCGTGTAGATCCTTCTCGCGAGGGCATGACAGACGCTGTCGTCACACAGCCAGATGACCCCCGTGACCCGCGGTTTGGGCGTGTAGCCGACCCACATCGCGTGCCGCCGGCAAACTGCGCAGGCGGTCGGTTCTCTGGTGGCGAAGCGGGCGACAATGTTGCTCATCAATAGGGGATTGCATCGTCCATCGGTTGCGCCTTGAGCGCGGTCATCGCCGCGCTGCGCGAGTTTATCGTCCAGGTCTGATAGAAACGGTCGATCTCAACCACGCAGCCATCGGCGCGCCGCACCCGCCGTTCTGTCACGTTCCAGAATTTCCCGTTGCGGATGACGATGAGCTCGAACGGCCAATCAAGCTCATGCACACGCTCGAGCGCCTCGTCGACGCTCGCCGGCACCGGCTGGTTGCCACCGTGCGCGAACCAGAAACGCTCGGCGAACGTGCGGGCCAAGCCGCGATGCTCGAACGCAACGTAATCGGCATAGACCGACAACCCGCACAGATACTCGACCCGCAGCGTCGGCGGCGCCGCTGAATTGTTGAACTTGACGTGCCGGTGAAAGCTGACGCCGCGTACCGGCAACCAAGCCGGCGGTCCCGCCAGGATCGGCACCGCGTCGGCGGTGGTCGCGTGCTTGGCCTGCGGTCGCGGCTGCGGAAATTCATAATCGCAGGCAACGCAAAGCTTCGCCGTCAGCCCATTAAGCTCGCCGCAGTCCGGGCACTGCTTGGCGTTGACACTGTCGACCTTGACGCCGGCACTATTGCCGCCGGTCTTTCCGGCGATCGAGACGTTGACCTGATCGACCGGGCCATGCCGGTAAACATTTTGTGCGAAATCGAGAACCAGACAGTCGCTCTTGCCGTCCGCCTTGCGCGTGCCGCGCCCGACCATCTGCACATACAATCCGGTCGAGAGCGTCGGCCGCAGCATGACCAGCATGTCGACCCCGGGCACGTTGAAGCCGGTGGTTAGCACCATGACGTTGACCACGCAGCGAATGCGACCGGTCTTGAATTCGCCGATGATGCGTCTGCGATCGTCCTGCGGCGTTTCGCCGAACACCGCCTCGCAGGCGATGCCGCGCGCCTGTAGCGCGTCGCGCACATGCGCAGCGTGAGAAACGCCGCAGCAGAAGATCAGCCAGCAGCGCCGATTGGCGCCGAACTCGACGATCTCGTCGCAAGCAGCGTTGATCTTGGTCTCGTCGTCGGCGGCAGCCTCGAGCTCGCCGGCGATGAATTCGCCGCCACGGCGCCCGACCGCGCGCACGTCGATCGTGGTGCTGGTCGCCTTGCTCGAGAGCGGCGACAGCCAGCCGTCGGCAATGCCGCGTCCAATGTGATAATCGAAGATCACCGAATCGAAGATCTTACCGTCGCCCTCGTCTAAACGTCCGCTATCGAGGCGGAACGGCGTCGCCGAGAAGCCGCACACTGACATGCTTGGGTGCGCCTGGCGCAGCAGATCCAACGTCGTGCGATACATGCCCTCGCCATCGTGCGGGACCAGATGACACTCGTCGATCAGCACGAGGTTGCGGCGTCCAAGGCGTTCAGGCGATCGGAAAACCGATTGAATCGAGGCAAAGATGATTTGCTGTTCGGTATCGCGCCGGCCCAACGCCGCGCAGTTGACGCCGATCGGCGCCTCCGGCCAGATCGCCAGCAGATGCTCGATATTTTGCTCGATCAACTCTTGCACATGCACCAGCACCAGCACGCGCACGTACGGGTAGCGCTTGATCGCGTTCCGCACCAGCCAGCCAATCAGCAAAGACTTTCCGGTTGCGGTGGCGAGGGCGAGCAGCGGGTTGCCGCTGCCCGACTTCGCCCAGTACGCGTCGAGCGCTTCGAGCGCCTGCACCTGATATGGTCGCAGCTCGAACATCAGTGCTGATGCCAAGGTGCCGTGCCCGCAGGGCCGGAACGCGCCGGGCTTTTGGGAGTTGCGGGCGGTGGCTTGGCGACTGCGCCTTGCGGCGCCGGTTTCGTGCTTGCCGGGCCAACCGGTGCAGCCTGCGGCGGATCGAACGGCAGGATTCGCTTGACCTTGTTCTTATCCTCGTAGACTCCGTCTGGATCCTTCTCGATGCCAACTCGGATGCGGGCCGGCTTGAACAAAAACACTTCCGTATTCTCAACGTGCTCGTTGATCGCCAGCGCAGTACAAAGATCCTTTAGCGTCTTGCGTCCGATCGTTTGCGCCTGCGCGCTCGAATGCAGGTAGGTGATCCGCTGCCAGATTTGCCGATTTTCGTAAGGGCCTTCCAAGATTCTCCAGACCAAAGCCAAGTAGTAGCCGTCCATTGATTTCGGCTGGGCGACCGACGCTTCTACGATTTGCGCTGGATATTCCAGTTCTGGAACCAAATCCCAGGTGTTGCCATCCTGATTTTCCGGTTCGAAAGTTTCAGGCAGTTGTGTTGACATGGTCGACCCTTCCTTTGGTTAGTTGAGTTGCTGCCGAGACCGCCGGCAGCGGCGGAAAATACTCGGCGAGAGCCGAGTAACTAAAATCCCTGGCGACCGGCAGCTTGGCCGGCATGCTGTAACGATTTTTTGCGACGAAGCTCGGACGCGCCTCGAGGTGCAGCCAGCGCTGTGAGCCGCCATCCGCACGTGCGCGCTTCTTACCGAAGCCGGCGTCATCCTCACGTACATGTAGATCCGGTGCTAGGAAGCCGATCGTGTCGCACCAGTCTTGTATCAGTCCACGGGCGCGCTTATGCAGGCGCAGCTGATAGCTCGTGTAGCTGGTGGCCCGCGGATCATTGATGGTCTCGATCGCGCTGTGTGCGAGTAACACGACCAACATGCCGCGCTCGCGACGCAGAAACTCAAGACCGTTGAGTAGGTCGAGCCACCAATTGTCGGCGACGACGTAGCCTTTGCCGTAACCAGGCGCTTCGATCGAAGCCCAACCTTGCTGACTACAAACGTCGCGCCACACCAAGCCCTCGAGCGGATCGAGTGAGTCGATCACGACAGTGCGAAAGCCGTGTACTTCGGACGCGAGCGCGGCGAGCGCGGTGCGCACTTCAGCAAAAGAAGCAATCGGCCCGAACGAACTGAGCTCGAGTCCCGCCGGCGTGCCATCCTCGAGTTGTAGAAAAACCGGCGCCGGAAATTTCGCTGCCAGCGTGGTTTTGCCAACCCCTTCCTGACCATGAACCAGCAGACGCGGGGGCAGCACGGCAGTGACCTTGTGGATGTTCATGATTCGGTTTCCTCCCCAGCCCGGTCCGCCAGCGGCTTGGCGCGCTTTGACGGCGCGGAAACCTTCGCGAATTGATCCGGCAAGGTCGGCGCTCGCGTCGTAGTCATCAGACATGACAGCAGTCCTTCAGTGGGGTTGATGGCGCCGCCCGCAACAGCGAGCGACGCCGACGGCCTAGGCGATCACGGGACTGATGGCGGAATCGAACAGGACGCCCGGTCCGATGGTGCGGGCAAACGCCGCAAGATCGTCAGGGGCGGCGTCGCGGAAGGCTTCGACCAATTTCACCCGCCGCCTCACGGATGCCGCCGCGTCGAGAAGGCGGACGTCACCATCATTGACGCGATCAGTAAGAGCGGCATCCTGGGCCCTGAGAAGCGTGACGGCAGCCCGCACGTAGGTGACATTCGACCGGCACATCGCCGCAGCGGCGGCCAGGCTGCCGGCTCGGACCGGAAGTCCGAGCAAGATCCTTGCTGCGGTAATAGCCCGCACCGCGGCTGCACGCTGACCGTTATGGAAGTGACGCGCTCGGCTCCGCCGCGGCCGCGATTGACCGCGGGGGCAGGCTGACTTAAAGAGACCATTCATCGCAGTGTTACCCTTTCTGGGCCGGGCGCTTTTGCAGAGCGCGCCGGCCCTTTGCTTTGCCACCGATCGAACCCCGCTTCGGCACGGTGGCGGAGCCGAGCGGGAGCGGCTCAGGACGCTTCTCCGATCCGCAGCGCGTCGCGAAGCTTCACGCCAATACGACGCGTGCTGAGACGACGGATGAGGTGTCCGTAATGGCGGCGCCAGCCGTCTTCAGAAATTCCGGATAATTTGGAGGCTTGGCTCAGCGGGATGATCCGCTCGAGCTCCAGGTCAGGAGGCAGAGGAACCTGCTTCTTAGTGAGAGTTGGCATCCGTGCGCCTCCGCTGTGTCAACGACGCAGGTCGTTGCGTCAGGGCGCAGTGGAAGGCACAACCGCATTACATGACTAGTTGCAAAAGTCGGCACGGGCGAACCAAAATCGGCACGGACGTGCCCATTTTCGGCACGGGCAGATCAATCTTAGAGGGGGTGATCCCGGCACCAACGTAAGGCTCGCTTGAACATTGTCTCTTTTGCGCCGGGTATTTGCTTCTGGACCATTTGGAGCAGCGGTTTTCTTTGCATGTTATCCGCTTGGGGGATTGTATCGAGCACTAGGACAATGGCCCAAACCACGGGCGTAATGTCGGCGGGTTTTTCGCCGCGCAGCTTGGGCGCTGGCGCCGTCGGAATAGGTGGACTGCTGATGAGCGCATCCAATTCCGTTCGCTCGGCAAAAATCCGACAACGCTCGTCCGGCATGATCCGACGACCAGCGCCACGCCTCACCAGAAGATCGCGCGGTCGCGGTTGCGGGATCGAAATCTCGCCCCTCTCGAATATCTGACGCCATTCGCCCTCGTCCGGTCCCCAAGCATTGATGAGCATCGCCCGCAGGTTGCGAGGTAAAACTCCAAATGACCCATCGGGCCGGCGGAATTTCAAAGTGATGTCGCCGATCTCGTGGGCGTCCATCAGGAGGTCTTGCGCGACAAGAGGGTCCACGTTCCGCCGGGCACAGATTTCCAGCACCGCCCGTCTCAGATCAACGAACCCGGCGGGCTGCATTACGCCGAAACCTCTGTCGGTCTCAGCGGAATAATTCTGCGCTCGCTGCCTTCGACAATCGTGTGAAGAAAATGATCGGCCCACAGCGCGAGCGCTGCAGTTTTTTCGCGGTCATAGCTCGCCTTGTTGTAGATGCCGGCAACACCAGCTTTGTGCCCACTGATATGATTGATCACAGCTTCGATGATGTGCGGCTGCACACCAAGCTCGGCCATGTGTGTCACACACGAACGCCTGGTGTCGTGCAGGGTAAAGCCGGGTAGGGGCTTCCCCGTCATTTCAGCAATTCGAGCGTCGAGCCGGGCCTTACACCGTGACCAACCAGAAAATCCGCCCTCGCCGCGACCAAATACGTACTCGCGATGCGCACGACGCGGCTGCGCCTCGAGAATAGCCCGGGCTGGCACAGACAACGGCACGGTGTGCTCGCGCTTGTTCTTGACGCGCGAAGCTGCCAGCCGGATCACTCCTGCCTCAAGATCGATCTCGTGCCAGCGCAGTCCGCCAATCTCTTCGCGACGCTGGCCGGTGAGGATCAGCAACCGCACAATCGTGGAAAATTCGTCGTCGCCGAGCGCGCCCCAAACAATTCGCAACTCACTTTCGCTGAGGACACGGTCGCGAAACGTTTCCTTGCGGCGAGCCGTGCCGATAACCGGATTCACATCAGCGAGCCCCTCTTGCAGCGCCCACACAAAGAACGCGCTCAAGCAAGTGCGCGCCCGATTAGCCGCTGCCTTTCCATGCGCTGTTTCAATCTGCAGGAGTCGTTCGGCGATTGCTCGGCGATCAATGGCGGCGAGTTGCCGACCATGCAGGGATTTGAGGTAGCGACTAAGATAGCGGTCGATTTCGATGTAGCTGCGCGGGCGCACTCGACCGCGTTGCCGTGGCAGATACAAAGCTAATGCGGCCCCGAATGTCTCCGTGACCTTGGCGCGTCGGGCATCGCGCTCGATGGCAACGTCATGCCCGAGACGGACTTCCGCATGCAGCTTTGATGCGATTGCACGTGCCTGATCAGCCTTAACGGCGCTCGCGTTGCCGAGCGTCAGGCGACGCTGCCGCCCGCCAATTTTGTACTGATACACCCACGATCGACCGCCGGTCAGCCGCAGTCGCATCCCAAAACCCGGCAGAGCATCGTCAAAGGCAATGATCTCAGTTCGCCCTGCTGGCAACGTCAGCGTGTCAGCGACCCTCTGTGTGAGCTTCATGCGTTCCACCGCGAATCTCTGCACCCGCGGCTTCCCAGAGGGTTCCCCGAGCACACGCGAGGGTGAGTCTTTGCCCGTCGTTCGTGCGGGCGGGCTACAAATCGTGGGAAGACCCTGGGAAGCCGCGGATGCGTTTTCCTGCCGTCTCTTGCGCTCTATGAGAAGATGGTCTAAGCGCGAAGTGTTTGAATGGCAAGGCTTATGCGTGCTCCTGCTGTCTCTTGCTATAACCACCGCAGGCATGGCAGACTTTTTGGGAGCAGAGGGTCGCAGGTTCAAATCCTGCTGCCCCGACCAGGGCGCAGGCATTTTCAAAAGAACGGTACGCTGATCATGTTTGCGCGCATCTA